GTTTGTGTACAATCGGTAGATCTTTCTTTGTCTTGACCCATCTCGTCTCCACAGTAACACGTTCAAGTCTCTGGTCGAAGGTGAGGTCTGGTTGGTTTGTGTCAAAGTAGTCAAACACGTGAAATTCCAGTGCTTTGGGATTCGTCTTAAACAGGCTCGTGATTTCCTCGAATGTTTTGTTTGGATCGTAACATTCACCGTCCAAGTATTCACCTTCTTTGAGACCTTTACCGAGATGTTCCGTACCCGGTACAATTTTACCAGTTCGAGAGATACCACCCTTGTTAGACACGAGTAGACGTACTCCGTCAATCTTTGGTTGAACATAGAATGGTTCACTGATGTACTTCTGTCTGTCTTCCCACTTGTTTGCTAACATAGGAAGAATGGGTATCTCCTTTTGGTTTTCCCACATGGTCTTCGCACGTTTGAGAGCGCTATCATATCCAAGCTTCACGTGTATAGTGGAAACAGACTCTTTGCCACCAACCATACCAGTCTTTTTAATGATATTGGCGGTGCCATCGGAAAGCTTTTCGACGCTGATGTCGAAATAGCGCTTCTTTCCGTTTTTGTCGGTTTTAAAAATTGTTTCCATTATAGTAAGGGTAGATATGATTCCGGTCGTAAATTACGAGCGAATGGAGCGACTTAAGCCTCCCCAAGTCACAAAAGTTCCACTGAATGCGAACACAGCGTGCACTGTGATAATAATTTTAGCGGTTATTGGTTTATACAAAAGAAGCATAGACGTTAGTCAATCCCGTGGACGACGTTATATTTGATGCATTCTTCGACGTTCAAGTAGATGTCCTTCTTCATGAGCTTCTTGAATTCCTTTTCTGGGATTTCCGTCTTTTCACCGTAAACCTTGGTGATCATGTCCATGAACTTGGAGCACGAATCCATCTCGTTCTTGAGGTCTTCAAACTTACCCCAGAAACCATTGGTAGACAATTGGTGGATGAGGATGTGTGCGTTCTTACCCATACGACGTTCGTGACCACCGAGTAGCATGAAAGTGGCAGCACTACAACAGGCACCCTGTGCGATAGTCGTGACCTTCACGCGAGACTTTTCGATGATGTTCATGGCGCTCAAACCCGCAAACATTTCACCTCCATCGCTGCAAATGTGGATTCGAATTTCGGGCTTGTATCCTGGACATTCGATAGTTTGTCTGAGTAACTTCACCTCGAGTTTCTTGAATTCTTCGGTAAATTCAAGAATATCGTCCGTCGTCACGTCAGAGAAGAAGAACATTTCGTTTCCGATGATTCGAGTGGTCTTGAAATCATCTTCGCCGGTGGTAGCAATTGGTAGGATGGATGGAGCTGGCATTTGTTATGTAGAGTGTGTGTCTTTTAAACTGGTTCATGTGATTTAATCTTCTTCTTGATTTGAGACACCTCTCTAGGTTTCAATTTGTTACACATGGCCAAGTGGTTTATCACATCGAAATCTTGAGCGGTAAGACCATAAGACGTGTATGTATCCATGTCTCCAGACCTCGCATATTCACGAAGCAGTGCGAGTTCTTGATGCTGTGCACCTCGTGTTCTCAGGTGTATGTTTCTGTATTTTTGGTGTCTCATTTTGTAGTTTCCATATTTAGTCCAGAAACTTCCAGGTCTGAGAGTCTTTTCGTTTAAAACGCCATTTATGTAATACTTTGGTATGTTTACCGTTGAGTGTATGAAATACGACATGGAATCCCATATTCCGTTATAAATAGAAACGTCGTATAAATCTGCATCAGAAAGTGAATGAGATATCCTAGCAAAATCACACTTGGATGCGTCCACAAAATTCTCGTGTATCATACCCCAAACGTGTCCGTGTTCAGACATGGCATCTATATGGGACACTTCATCGTTTGTACACAACAAAGATACTGCAAACTCTTTCGGAGACACAAAATCATCTTTACCATCGGAAAAGTTTAGATAATCAAAGAAGTTGTGTAGATTTCCTTTACACTTCTCCGCCGCCACTTTTGTATTTTTATTATTTGGTTCAAGTGTAGATATGAGGTCTGGACTTCGTTTAGGTATGAGTATGGTTTCAAAGTTTGGTAAGAGAAACATGTTTGTGGTGGTGACTACAAACGAACCCTTGCTTAGTACACCACCGTCGGATACATGTTCTAATAGATGCCTCTGTGCTATGATATCGTGTCTGTACCCATCTATGAATATGTGCATGTTTGACCCTTTGAGTTCGTTTCTAACTTTGAAGTTATCTTCTAATTCTATACTATTTGATTCATCTAAAACTGCGTTTAATACGTAAGATTTACCGACTCCGTGACCACCGCATATTATAACATTTTTACCATTTCGTAAATGTGTTTTGAGTAACTCTATCTCATTGCGGTGGAGCGTATTATCTATCTTCTTTTTTTGTGTGGTTATTTTAACGAATGCGTCCATGTCAAAAGATGGTGATGATCTCGCTAATCAAGCTATAGATATTATTTTTGAGAACGACGCGCTTCAGACCAGGATATTTGAACCAATAAAAAGGAGATTTCTCCCTTACTTGTTATGTGTTGGTTTCTTTAATCTAACTTTATTTGTATTAGTCGCTTACATAGCGGCTCGTATGTCTGCCTAAACTGCGGAATCATTCGATTCTTCCACGACCTCTTCGGGCTCTTTCTTAGTCACGGACTCAATAAATTTCGACGCACGTTTCCGAAGTCCCGTTTTTTTCAAAGGATCAAACATTTTTCGTTGACCGGGCATGACGCGTCCACGCAATTCATCGAGTTCATCTTTGAGTTCGTTTTGAGACATGACTTGAGTTGGGTCCTTGAGTAGACTCATGATGGAATACTCCTTGATAGCCTTGAATGGCATGATTGGGTGAATGTGCAAAATTTCTGGTTTTCTAAAGATGTTATCATCTGGGAACTCCTTATCGAATGCAGTCAAGATCTTCTTTGGGATCGGTGGGCTTTGTTCGATGAGTCGATCCATCTCTTGTTGACAATCGTGAACCATCTGCGCACCATCGAATCCCCTGTCCACGAGTGGAAGGTTAAGTTCGAGTCTGATTCTACGCGACAATTTGCCGTACAACTGAGACGCAGAGCGGTGACTTTCCATCAATTCATTAATCTTGAGGAACTGCATGATGGTCGCGATGATACCCGCGATGAGGTTGAGACCACCGATGATGGCGGGAACTGCGGAGCGAATACTTTTAGGGAATTGTTCTTGGGCAAAGTTTGCCGTACCGGTGATGGTCGAGAGCACGATAACGGGGAGTGTAAAACGCATGCTCAGGGCTTGAAACATCAAAAATGCTTGGTAGTTCATGTATCTGTAACACGCCGCGGCTTCACCCCAATCTTGGAGAATCTTTTCTTGTTGAGTGTGCCACTTCTTTGGGGCGTCGGGCTTTTCGATATCCTTTGGGAAACCCACGATCATATTGTTCTCACTATTTTCTTGGCTCATATTAATAGTAATGAACATTATATTCTACATCCACCTATTGTTGTTTATCTCGATGCTCGTGATTCCCTTCCTGAAAAATACGCAGTTGCTCGAAATGTATAGTCTTCTCGTGCCATTCATATTTTACCATTGGTCTGTGAATGACGACACGTGTGCTTTGACGCAAATGGAGATGTATGTTACGGGTAATGATAAGGAAGAAACCTTCTTCGGTAGGATCATGGGACCCATATATAAGATGGAAGATACTGATGCAAACAAATTACTCAAGACAGTGATGTTTGCTTTATGGATGTTGGTACAGTACAGGTTAGGTAGAATAACTTTGGCCTAAGTTAGATACGCGCGCACTAATAATCATTACAAAATAAAGATGCCTTCTTACGCTCCAGTTTACGATTACAGATGGGGGTGTGGTACCAAAGCGGTGACGGATCGCTCCATCCTACACGGTGCACGAAAATTCTTAATCGTAAATGGGAGAAAACACGAAATCAACTATATTCCTAGAATCGGTGATCACGGAATTCATGGCGGTGTGCTACAAATCATGCGCGGCCAACGTGTCATCAACTATCACTAGATAAAAATTAGAAACTTATGTGTAATAGTAATCATGGACTACAAAGAACCAAAGAAGCGCGTGACCAAAAATGACAAGAAACATCGTAAACAGGTGTACTCCCAGAAGCACGTTCGAATCGCATTAAAATCTATGTATAATAATAATGAAGGCAAAAAACAAACAGCAATTGCTCGTGATAGTGGCCTTACTACTTCTCGCCACAGTAATTTACCTCATCCGTAACCCGGTCGTGAAACAGGTTCGTGTTCGAGAACGCGTCGGGGTAAGAGTTCCAGTTCAAATTCCCGTCGAACGTGAATTTAGAGCTCCACCCATCAAGGAATACAAGCCCGACTACGTCCAACAGATGGGTGTTTTGGTGGGTGAAAACAATGAGACGCTCCCTCTCTACGGTAAGGAAGTGAGAGGAAGACGCGATAGCTACCACTATTACACGGTGACTCCCGGTGAACAAATGTACTCTCTTCCAGTGTCTATCGGTGAAAGAGACTGCATGGATGACATCGGGTGTCAAGAAATTTACGGTAACGAAACAGTGAACGTGATGGGACAAACCGGTGATTACACGGCTAAAGTTTACCGAACGGATCACTTCTTTTGATCGGACGGGCTCAACATTTTTTGAGCTCTATGAATGCTATCGACACTCACGGCTATGGTAGACAGTAGACTCAATAAACCACACGCGTATCCCGTCAGTTTCATGGGTCCGACTGGTACCCACTTGAGTTTGCTGTATCCCATGTTCATTATGAATATGCAACATATACACGAACTGAGAGCAGACATGCTGTAGTCCTTGGACTTGGCGAAAGGTACGGTTGGATCAAAAAAATCGGTTCCACCTACACTCGGCATAGATATACCAAACAGTTTAAGTAACCCAGTGATCGGAGAAAATATGATGGTAGCCATTTATATTTGCACACATTTTATTTATCCGATTCGTACGATTCACTCTTAAACATGTTAAGTCCGCACGAGCCAAGTGTGACCACTTGAGAACTCATGCATGAGCACACGCAGCACATCACGATGAGAAGATGGATGGGAGTTTTGAAGGGTGGGAATTGTTTTGCCATGTTAGCGGTCGCCTTGACTGGCCCGTATACCAAGAAGTAGCAACACAAAAGTGTGCATATGTTTGAAGCTATCGCCGATAAGCTACACTGTGGACTACCCATAGTTATTTACATTTCATACATATTTTATTTTTAGTTTGAACTTACGTTCCATGAACTTAATCGCGTCAGACATGTTTGGGTGACTCCACAAGAGCCACCTGGACCAAAAACCTGCGGTCTTCAAACCCGAGATTCCCCAATCCTCGAGTTTGCTTCGTGATAAGCCCAACATGCGTTCGTGTACACGCTCTGGGTCCTTGAATTTACGCGTATCTCCACCACCGTGACGCAAAACATAGAGTCGCATCCGCATTGGGTCTTTGTGTATGGTGTAGTCAGTGTATCCCTTACCACCAAAGTCTACGTGATCACCGTTAGGAAACGTGACCCGGTACTTCTTATCACGGATCGGACTTTTTTTGAGAGTGACTCTCATTATTATTTATATCCGAAAAAGTTTTAGAAAAAAAATATTTTTTTGAAAACTTTTTTTAGAAAAAAGAAATGTAAAAAATAATTTTTTTTTCTAAAACTTTTTATAGAATTTTTATGTATAAAATCAAAATAGACATACTTTAGACATACCTCCTATATAGACTACGTCTTTTGGTTTAAAATAGACATACTAAACTTTTTATAATATAAGTTTTTTTAGTATTTTTCAAAATAAAAACAAAAATAAAAAAATATTTTTTTGAAAACTTTTTTTAGAAAAAAGAAATGTAAAAAATAATTTTTTTTTCTAAAAATTTTCTGGATACAAAAACTCTATATAATTTTAAGATTATTCATTTTCCAATAGTCCACTAAACAAGTTCAAAATATCCACGAAGTAGTCGAAGGATGCTCTCACAAAATTACCATCGTAATTACGTTTCAAAATGGCATCCGTGTCGTACACGACAAAAATGGCAAACAAGGCGACGACGACCCGCGAGTAACTCGCACCCGTGAATAGACGCGCGATGATCAAACCTAACAGAGCCATGATGAGTACGGGTCCAAGTACGCGGAGGTCGTAACCCATCAAGTGTGTGGCGACACCGAGCACAAACATACCTATGAATATCGTGATCGCATCGAGCAAAGCACCTTTCACGTTTCTCGCACCCGTTTGGGATAAGAACGCACCCGTGAGTATGGACAATACGGTAAACAAGACAAACCGTGTTATGATGTTATTTGTAAACGCAAACATGAGAAGCGCCACGATGTATGCGATCGTGTACTTGAGCATGTTTGCCGCGACGACGTCACTCAGTTTTTCATCCTCTATGATAGTTTTTGCGGAACCATAGGCGACGAATGCTTGAAATATAAGGTTCGCGAAAACCTTTGAAAGAAACATTCTATTTAATATAGACATCTAAAATATTTTACTTTTTCAAAAGGGTGTAGTGGTGGTACAAGTGGATACCGTTGATGTACAAACCGATCGCGATCGGCAAAAGAAGACCTGGACGCTTCTTGTATACGGCTGGCAAACTAGACAAAACGATGAGTAGAACCATCGTAAAGTAAAGAACTGGTGGTGCGATGAGACCAGTCTGTGTCTTCGTGAGACCCATGAAAAAGCGCTTATCGAGCGAATCGGTCTTTTCAGTTGGTTCTGGTGCGTAGTATTCTCTTCCTTTATAACCCGGCATTTATTATAATGTGGCATTTTATTTTATTGCCTCTCGTGATGATAGCTCTCGACTATTTCAAGAAGCCCATAGACCGCCTGTATTTTCAAAGACCTCTCCGCCCTCTGATAGGTATCAGAAACACACTCGTAGACATGTTGATGTATAAACCATTCCACGAAGTCGATGATTACCCAGGACTTTGGCGAATGCGTTTAAACTTTAGGGACATACGCGATTCTTACATGAAACGAAACGGTTCGGCTAAAAAGTATTACTTCCATGACATGGATTCGTGGTTCGAGAAGAACGATTCGTATTATTATTACAAACTCGAGGATTTCC